AAAACTTTAGTCCGTTTAATGTTGTGCCTTTTTTCCTTAGTTTGCTTAAAAATATTTTTTTTATGTACTTATCATTTGGTAATAGCCTATTCCAGATACCCATTTCTATATCATGTAGTAATTTTTTCCTTTGTGATCCTTCATATTTACTACAATCACCTTCAAGTATTTTCTCTCCGAATATGAGTTCTGAAAATTGTTTTCCTCTGTCAATAAAGTTTTTACCTTTACTAACTTGTGGTAATTTCATTATGGCATCCTCTAATGCTGATGTGTATTGTCCATATATCAAATTAAATTTGGGATCTCTCCCCATTATCATTCTAGGTGCTTTATCTTCATCATAAATCTCATTCTTAACAAAAGCAGTTATTTTATTGTCTTTAAAGACATTAAAGCCATCTTTTAACACTTTCCTAGCTGCTAAATCATATCTCTTGGCTAATTTTCCTTTCTTTCCATCCAAAAATTTTTTTAAATCAAATTTAAAATGGAAATCTTTCTTTATTTTTACACATAATTCATCTATCAGATTATCTAATAAACTTTTGTCATAAGTGACATCATTGCTGGTGTGTAATAAATATCTATTATTTAATCCAATTTTCTCATTACAAGAACAATTGTTCATTATTATAGCTGCTTTTGCTAACTTATGTGGGTTTGGAAACATTATATCGTATGATTTTTTTTCACATACTCTGGTATGTTTTAAGGAACCTATTGTTGCATGTTTCCAATAAGCTATTTTTTCAAGCTTTGTACCCTTTTTACATAACGCGATTACGTTATGTCGTATGTCGTATTTACAAAAATAATTGGGGTGTTGTTTTATTTTAAATAATTGGTTCTAAAAGTGCAAGGTAAAAACCTATGGAAAAATTTATAAAGACCTCTTTTTCTATTCAATTCTGGATTTTCACTTTTATATAAAAACTCAGAATCTTTCTCATCACAGACTTTTTGTATTGTAGCTAAGTATTTATTCAGTTCATATGTAGACATATCTTCATAACGAACGTTATTTTCCATCAAATACTTATGTGCCAATTTCCTACAATGGTCTAATTTTTCATTATCATTATCATACTTACAAAACTTATTAACTAATATATAATTGTAAAGTTTCGTTAAAATTAGACTATCTGGTA